CATGGAAACACCAGACGAGCGTCATGGTGGAACTGGCATTTGCTGCCATGGAAAATTCCCGGTACAGAAGCATTTGATCCGCAGGTGCATTCAGGACTGAGTGACATTATTCACCGGACGCGCATGACCTGGCCGCGCGGCGGATCGCCGGCCGGCACGCCATAGCGCCGGATTTCAGGTCTGGGCATCGGCGTTTGCGGCTTCGGCGCAACCATTTTCATAATCACAATCAGAGCCAAAGCGAGTGCGATAACCGTGTCATCGTGGACGCCGGTTTCCGCCTCGGCTTTGCCATTCGGCTTGATGACGAAACTCAAAAGCTCGGCCTGAGTGATCGGGTCATGGATGACAATCGCGTCCTGACGAATGGCTTCATCAAGGTATCCGATCAGCATCGGCCGTGATACTCCGGTCGTGTCCCAACCGAGTCTCGTGCCCCTCACCTGCGGGTCCTGATCCGCTGTCACGGACCTGTGGTAAAGCAGCCCTGCCGGATAATCCGCATTTATCATTGCCTCGATTAAACTGATGCCGCCGCCACCCGGATTCCGTTCGGCGCACACCTGAGCCTGATTGAAGTATCTGCCAAGCGCAGCACAGTACCGGCCACCTTCACCCGGCTGAAGTCTCGCACGCAGCACCGCTGTCTGCTCTCCGGTGTCTCTCTGAAGCACCTGCGCCACGCAGTAGTCAGGGTCGCTCGATCCGCCTTCGCCAATATCAATTCCCTGGCTTGAGTCGATTCCGATTGCGTAGTTTACGCCCTTCTGCGGACGCCGCCAGATGCGCAGCGCACCGAATTCGGACGGAAGAAAAACCAGCCTCGGTTCCGTACCCACCATTTCGGTCTGAAGTTCGCCTGTTAACGGTTCCTTCTCAATCGCGGCTCTCTGGATATGCGGCACGCTTAACCGGTTCCGCGACGACGCCGTGAACGCCTCCGCCGCCTCTGAGGGGTGCTCCTTCCTGAAGCGCGCCACATCCCCCAGGCAGTCGTTGACAATCGTCCACCGGCGCCACGCCAACTGCTCGAGATCCAGATTGAAACGCCCCATCAGGTCGCGCTCTTCCCGCGTCAGATCGTTCATGAAGCGGTCCGGCGCGACCGCCGGCCGCATCTTATTGCCCGGATGCTCCCACCAGCCCATGAACAGCGGCAGCCATTCTGAACCACTCGACGGGTCCGACGCCTGCTGCCACAGCCGATGAAACGCATCCCCGATGTTTTTTGCCGTGCCCTCGATCACCGCACTTGTATCTGACGCCTTCGGCAGCGCCGACATCACTGCAGCGAGGGTTTCAAGCGGCCTTTCGTAGTACGGGAACTCCGAGAAGTGAACGTTGGTCAGACGAAACGAACGGCCAAACTCCGTTGAACCAGCCGTTTTCACCTGAATGAACGAACTCCGCGGATCGCCCGCATATTCGTAGTAAATCCGGTCGCTTAAACTCTGCGACGGCGGCAGCCCCAGAATCCCCGCAAAGGGCTTATAGAGCGCGTGAAACCTGCGATAAATATTGAAAATATTCTGGGTCGAGGTCTCGTCGTGCGCGATCACCGCCGTGTGCACGCCCGCCTGAAACGCCGTCTGCTGAAAGAAATGCGCCGCCGTCCCCGTCGTCGCCTGAATGCGCCGCGATTTCAGGTAAATTATGCGAACCGGAACGCCTTTTAACCGCTGCCTTCTGATCGCCTCGTCCAGCTTGATCTGGCCCGGCGACAGGTCCATGGGCACGAGTTTTTTCGTTTCCGTCTCGACGATCAGCGATGATTTGCAGAAACTCGCATGATTCCTGAACTCCCGGTAGACCAGCTCGAGATCGGCCGGCGTCAGGCGCTCGATCATCATGGGCAGGGTGCTTCCGCCTGCGGAATCTCGTCATATGTCTTACCGCAGTGAACGCAGATTACAAAATGTCGCCGGCTGTCCTGATTCTTACCCGAGCACCGTACGCATTGCCATTCGTCAAGCGGGCGGTTGTCCTTTTGTGCCATGCTTTTCTATCCCTTTCGCGGCTTCACGAACGTGATGCGACCCATTCTGCTTCGCTTCCAAAGCATCGAAATCGGCCATGAATGTTTTGAACGTTTTCCTTACGAGCGCACGAAATTCAGGATCGGGCCGGCCTGCCGCTTCCTGAACAGTTATCCTGCTGTTGCCGCTGTCCGGCATGGTGAACTCAATGGTTGCGCGTTTCATGCTGCGCGACATACCAAAGTTCATAACTTCGCCAGCCGCGCCGTCTTCAGCCGCGCCCGCTGCCTTCGCGCCGCCTCTCTGTGCGCCTCCCGCAGCTTCTCCCGGTTCCTGAGGTAATACCCGCGCTGGTATTCCTGTAATCGCTCCCGCCGCCCGGCATCGAAGTTGCGCAGCCGCTCCCGGTGATACCTCCGCATCTCCGTCACGCACACTTCACAGCGGCATTTGCGCCGCGTGTAGGCGTGGAGCGTCCCGTGCTTAACGGGTCTGGGCGTATTCATACTCCCGCCCTCATCGTCAGGGTCATCCGCGCCTGCGCTTCCGCCAGCCGCACCTTGACCAGCCCCGCCGGTATGCCCGTCGCGCGCGCGGTTGCGGTTAAACTTTCCCCCTCAAGATGCGACCTGAGCACCCGCCGCTCCTCCCGCCTCAGCCGCCGCATGGCCGCCTTCATCGCCTGCTCCCGTTCAGCCGCCATCATCACCTCATCCGGCCGCGGCGCCGGATCGAGATCCACCCTCCCAGGCAGTTCGCCCGAGTGTTCCTCGCTGATCATGTCGAGCGAGATATTCTGCTCCTCCCGGTACGCCCGCCTCTTCTGCGAGTCAATAATGGCCCCGCGCACTCTGAACCAGGCGTAACGATCAAACGGCCCTCTCGCCGGCGAATAGCACTCCGCAGCCTTGCACAGTCCGAGATAACCCGACTGGATTAAATCGCGGATATCGAGATGCGGTGCAAACATCCTGCGGATCTGCTTCGCCAGTTTCTCCACCATGGGCATGAGCGACGTGATCTCGCGCTCCCTGTGCCACCGGCGCCAGTTGCCGCGGCGCCCCGCTTCCGACATCTTCCGGCGCCCGCGGATGCGGCACTGCTCAACGTAACAGCGCCACAGCCGCCGGTGCATCAGCGGACGGGCGCCGGTCCCATCCCCGGCCCTTTCGGATTAGCCTGCAGCCATTTACATGCCGAGTCCCAGGTTAGACAGATCTGCCACCAGCGGCGCAACGGTATCCCTGTTTCAACGATCCAGTACGGCCCCTGTTTGAAAATGCGGGGCTTTCTCACGCCGGCGTCTCCACGCTCTGCTTGCCGCACCGCACAGTCAGGTATGGCGCAGCCATCGGCGCGTCGGTCGCCGCGAATGCGAACGATGGCGCGGTGATTGTTATGGCGGGCGCCGCATCTTCAAACGCGCTCTCTATCGCCCCAAGTTCCTCCTCCAGCAGCCAAATCGGCCGCGGGTCGTGGCGATAGTCATCCAGCAGGGCTCTCAGGGTGTCGATTTCCTTTGCGGTCACGCCGGCTCTCCCTGCGGCTCCGCTTCAACGTGCGCCACCCGCTTTCGATAGAGCGCCACAAATTCTTCCCACAGCACCTGTCCCGAATGCCCCGCCTGCGCCGCTATCTGCCGGTCTATGATGCCCGCGCGGTCAAGAATTTCTTTGATGGCCGAGATCGCAACGCGGTCGTCTTTCGTTTTGAGCGCGATCTTTATCAGCCGCGCCGCGGCCGGATCGGCTGCCTCGAGGATCGCATTCAGCACCCGCATCCTCGCGGCTTCTTTGATATGCGGCGCCGAGCCGCCGTGCATCCGGCACACATTGCCGCCCTGAATCGCCGGCTGCCGGCATGGATTGCCGGTACGCGACGAGTGCGCGGTGCAGATCCCGCCGTTCGGTCTCGATGCGAGCTTCTTTGTTCGCGGCAATTTGTGCCGATTATAAACCGCCCGTGCGGTTTAACGCCACAATTTACATCGCAGGCTCATCGGCTCGATTCAGAAAAGCCATTCCTGCCCTGCCGTATCGGTTATCTCGGCTGGTTCCGGTTGGCTCTTCTGCTTTTCCGGCGTCAGATTCATGTGTCCGCCGTCGAGATACCGAAAGATCGCCGCCAGATCAATCAGGTAACCGGCTTCGATCATGCCCACCACAGCGTTGCAGTTAGCGCAGATTAATCCGCGAATGCTGCCCGTCTTATGGTCGTGATCAACATGGAGCGACTTAGGGTTATCCACACGCACACCGCAAATAGCGCATGTGCTTCCAGCCGCAGTCAATTTATCGAGTTGCTCTGCTGTTAACCCGTATAAGCGCATCTGCCGTGCTCTGCGCCGACATACCTTGCAGGTGCCGCGCTTCCTGCCAAATGCGCTTGCGGATTGCTGGCCACACTTCCTACACCACGGCATTCAATCCCTTTTTCATCGGGTGAGCCACCAGCCCAGAGCGCACACGCCGGCCGCTAGCACCAGGCACCCGACCACATCAAGGAACACGCCGCGGGCGGTCGTGCGGCGAATGTAGCGCCTCTGCTGCACCCGGTCATTCTCATCGCGGGCAACGCGCTCGAATCTGTGAAGCGCGGTCATGCGGTCTTCCTCATCAGGCCGGCACTTTCGTACCGACGCGCCAGCTCATTCCCGCACCAGCCCCACGCGCCGCGCCCAGTCGGCCAGCGTGTCGCCGCGCCAGTCGACCAGTCCCACGGGCCGCAAAGCCCAACTGCCTGCCCGATCCTCGACCAGCTCGACGTCCGACCAGTCGCAGTCGCAGATCCAGATTTTCAGGTGATCGGGACGCAGCCCTAACGCCTGCGCCTCTGCTATCAGCGTATCGGGCAGAGCATCGGCTATGTGCAGCCGGCACTCTGAAGCCTCTTCGATCCAGCCGATCACCGCGGCGCGAGAGAAGCCGTCAGGCCACGGGACACGGGCAGGGCTCATGACTCTTCTGTCTTCACAATCGCATTGAGTTCGCGAATAGCGGCCGCCACATCATGCAGGGCGCGGGAAACAGCAAAGAGCCCGTCATGCAGGGCGCGGGAAACAGCAAAGAGCCCGCCGCCCACGTTGGTGCCATCGTCGGCAGATATCAGGGCCTCTGTGATTGCGCGGACTGCATCTCCGGTTTGAGCCATTGCCGCCCATTATTCCGCACTTTTGCCACCGTGTCAGTACCGGGACTGGGCGCAGGAGGGGTGAGCGGAGCACATGGGTTACCTTTCCCGAAAAGTCGGGTGAGGACACCCGGCTGGCTTGAGTTAGAGACTTACCAACTACAGCAGTATGGGCTCGCGCGCGCGGGGTATTGCGAACTTGCCGCTACGCTATAAGATCAAAGGGGGATAGTGATATAGTTGATATAGTTGATATAGTTGAGACACTTATATATATGAGGAATATAGAAAGCCTCTCAAGTCTCTCATTTGTACCAAGTCTCTCATAGCTATCAGGAGTCTCACTGTCCCCCTTTGATCTTACGTATCTCAGCGGATTTAATATTTCGCGAGAACGTACACGCCATAGTCCACCCGCCGGATGCCGCCGGCCTGGAGGAGCCGCGCAATATGCCTGTGAGCGGTGGCGTGCGCCATGCCGGTGGCGCGGCACAGTTCCTTGGGAGTAAACTGCTGGCCGGGGAATTCCCCGCGGATCTGCTCGAGCAGCGGATAAAACGAAGCCGCAGGGCCATCGAGAACAAGCTGCATGTCGATGGTTGGTTTGCGGAAGCGCAGCACCATTTCTCCGCCCTCCATGTGGCGGCCGCGGGTGCGGATAAGCCGCTCGGGCGCGTTGCTCGGGAAATCAGGAAACCGCGAGATGTGAATCTGTGCTTCGGTGGCCGCGCCCATGGCGTAGGTTCCGGCACCTTGGCTGGCCCAGTCCTGGCCGCTGGCGCCCTTCGAGCCGTGATGCACGATCAGGACGGCACAGCCGAGGCGTTTGGCTACATCGTCGAGAGCATTCAGCTCGGCCTGTTCCTGTTTAACGATGTCGCAGCCCGAGGGTCTGGGACCGCGGAGCGCGGTATAACTGTCGAGGACAAACAGACGCAGCCCAAGAGATGTGATCTGTTTCTCCATAAATTCAAGCAGTTCTGTACCAAAATTCCAGGGAACGCGGGCGCAGGCAAAAAAAGGCGTACCCTCGGGCACCGCAGATGCGAGCAGGATTTCCTTAATACTGCCCATCCCGGCGGGGTCATCCTGCTCAAGAACGAGAGCCGCTCCCGGCTTCAGCACGCGGTAGTTATCGAACAGCGGCAGACCGCGGGCTACGGCAATCGCGATCTGAACTGAAAGGATTGTCTTGCATGATTTCGCCGCCCCGACGACGAGCGAAGCGCCGGAGAGCGGCACCACACCCTCGATCAGCATTTCGGTGGCGGGAAATTGTGCTGTTGAGATTCCTGCGGCGCTCATGACAACGGGCTCCTCTCTGGTTTGTTTTTTCGGTTCTTCCCTTTTCCTGCCCTCGGTAGCCTGGTAGCGGTGTGACCGATCGGGTTCAAAGTGCGTGCGGAAGTCCCGCCAGGTCCTGCCCTCGCAGGATTTGTGCAGGCACTTAAATCCGAGCCGTCCGCTCGCCTCCCTGAAAACCGCGGCCGAGGTCCCGGTGTGCGACTCATCGAACGGGCAGGCTTCGAGAACCCATTTCGTACCGCCCTGCCACGGGACCGGCGGATCGTGGGGAATACGGAAATCATCGAGCCACCTTTCCACATCGAAATCGAATGACGGAGGCGGCGGGT